CCCGCAGTGTCGGGATTGATCTGAGTTACGATGCGAGAATTGGAGTGTTGAATTGACATCATTCCCCCGCCCGGCACGCATCGAAAACATGGTGCCAACGGAAGAGACTGTCGCTGGATATACGCCGCCCACTCCGCTCTCGACCATCGGCAACTTCTTCTCGTCCGAAACCCTGCTTGCGGCCAAGGAACAGTATTGGTTGCCCGACATGGCCGGGCGAGAACTTGTCGGCCAAGGGTTCAAAGACGATCCTTCGTGGAACCCCGACCTTTCTGCGTGGGAACAGCAGACCAAGCACGTCGATCCCGACCTCAAATTGAACATCCTTGAGGCCCGAAGCGGCGACCACTACAACTACCTGCTTACCGAAGCGGTCAACGCCAGCCGCCGTCGCAAGATCCTCCGCGAAGCCGGGTACGGCGGGACGGCTGCAACGGTTGCGGCGATGATTACCGATCCCGTCAGCGTGCTTTCAATGGCCGCTGGTCCCATCGGCGTCGCGGGTCGCACCGGGGTTGGTGCGTGGGCTGCATCTGGTGCAATCAACGCCAGCCTTAGCCTTGTGACGGAGGGGCTTCGCTCTGAGTTGTCGCCCGACCTTGACGCATCAGACGCCGTGACCGGGGCCGTAGGCGACTTCCTGTTCGGCTTCGGCATCGCGCGGGCGAACTCGATGGGTGCCAACGCCGCCGTTCGTGCGGCCACGGGCTTTGGGGCGTACGCGCCGTCCGGGGCGTTGGGCGCGGCATGGCGTGAAGACGCGGATATCTACGACATTGGCACCGCCGCGTTGGTGTCGGGCATCATGGGCGGTGCGTTCGGCGCGGTCGCCAAGACCAGAGAAGCCGCCGCTTTCGACGCTGCCACCGTTCGCATTGCAAACGACTGGAAGACCGGCCGCGCGAACTTCTACACCAACGGCACGATCCCAACCGCCACCGTGTTCAACGCCGACGACTTCGTTGCCGCCGTGTCGCATGTTCCGCCCCAGCAGTGGGCCGAGATGCGGGCTGGGCGGTCGGATGTTCCGGTGTCGGTGGTTACGCCTGCCACGCAAGGCGCGGCAAGCCCCGGTATCGCAAGTGCATTTGGCAACATGGGGCAAGCCATTGGCCTGAACTACTACGACGCAATGATTGAGCGTCTTGGCAAAGGCGAGTTGCCGACTCCGTTCCTGGAAAGCCAGCAGTCTTGGGACGCCAAACTTGTCGCAAAGGCGTATGCAGACGGCACGATCAAGACCGCCGAAGACGCGAAGCGTTTGGTAGACGAAGCGGTTGCGGCCCGGAGTGCCGCGTCGCCCATAACGCACGACGACCTCAAGGCCGGTATGACCGTTCGCCTTTACAGGGGCGAGGGCGCAGGCATGATGGGCGAGAGCGTGGCCGGTGGAGACTGGTGGACAACCGACATTCAACTCGCAAGGCAGTACGGCAACGTGACTGCCGTTGACATCGACGCCCTTGAACTTGGCAAGATTTCCGCTAGGGGTGCTTACGGAAACACGACATGGATAGTTGACGGCGGATTGGACAAACTAAAGAGTCGCGGAGGCGCGGTCGTTTCCGAGCGAACTGCTCCCGCCGCGTCGCCCGCACCACAACCCGACCTGTCCGCTCTTTCCAGTGCCGTCCGCGCCGGTGGCGAAGGTCAAACCCAATCGCCCACCTTCGTCAACCCGCTCCTTCGTCCCGACTTCAAGTTGGGCGACATGGACGCCTCGCGCGTGAGCCTGTCGCCCGCGACCACGACGCTGTACATCAAGGACAAGGACACCAAGGTTCCCATCACCATGTCGATGACGGCGTGGGCGAGCAAGGACGCTATCGACGCGCGGGGCACCTGGTTCGCCAACGCGACCGGCACGAACTACGTCCCGCACAAGGACGGATCGGTGAATCGCGGCCTGATCGAGCAGGTCGGCGCGGCAGTCAGCAACGACACCGGCAACTTCAACACCGGCCTTGCCGCCATGTACCGCGTCGAAGCGAAGAAGGCCAAGCAGTCGGGCGTAGCGATGCCCAAGCAGGACGAGTGGATGGCTCAGGTGACGCGAGCCGCACGAGGCTTCACGACTGGGGCCGCTCCCGGCGTGGTCGAAGCCGCCAACGCCATGCGTCGCGGGCTTGACACGAACCTTGACTACTACCTCCGTCACGCTGGCATCAAGCGCGAGGAGGCTGGCAACGTCGCCGGGTACGTGCCTCGCATCCAGAAGCGGGACGAACTGGATCGGCTGGTCAAGGAACTCGGCCACGATGGGGCGGTCACGTTCTACAAGAACGCGATCCTGTCGGACATGCGGCAATCCCGCGTGGGGCAGAACCAACTCGAACTGTTCCCGGACTTGACGCCCGATCAAGTCGCGGCCAAGGATGAGAAGGTTGCCCGCCGCATGGCAGAGGCGGCAATCCAGTACGGCGGCACCAAGTCGGGCCGAATCTATCACGCTGGCATGTCGCGAGCCGACGCCGAGAGCGTACTGGACGAGATTGCCGACCTTGCGAGCGACGACAAGAAGCACATTATCCGCAGCATCTTCGGGCGTGACGAGGCGGCTAATCCGCGCCTTCGCGCCCGTACGCCGCTCGACGAGTCGTACAGCGAAGTCATCAACGGCAAGACGTACACCATCGAGCAGTTGCTTGAGAACGATCCTCGCATTCTCTACGCCCGATACTCGCACGAAATGCACAGCGGGTCCGCGCTGGAAGAAGCGGCCCGCGTCTACAAGGCGTTGTTCAACGAGGACATGCCCAAGACGCTTGCGGAGTTTCAGCAGGCGTCGGCTAAGTGGTACGCACCCGGCGCGTCTAGCAAGTCGCGAGCCGAAGCCCTGTTCCGCCAGTTGGCCGGGTACGCCGTCCACGACCTCAAGGACGAACTCGACTACGCCCTGATGGGGTCAACTCAGGTCATCAACGCTGGCGTCTACATGCAGGTTATGGCGACGCCTCGCGCCGGGGCGATGCAGTTGACGGAATCTCTGAACCATCTGGTCCAGCCGGAAGTCAGCGTCCCGTTCATGCGTAAGTTGTTCCCGGTCATCGACGAACTTTCAACGTCGGCCATGTCGGGTCAACTGTCGGACGTAGAGATTATCGCCGACGCGCAGTTGGCCGGGTTCGGTCGCGGCTACGCAAGCCGCATCCCCGGTCACGTCATGGACGCGGCGGATGGGTACGCCAAGAAGTTTGGACCCGTGACAACGCTTGCTGAAAAGATTACGCACTTCGGCAACAAGTGGATGTCGGGCGAAGGTCCGATTGGCAACTCGCAGGAAATCTTTGTGTACGCCGGATCGGTGGGACACTGGGTTGACTTTGCACTCGGACGCACGGGGCCGCTCTCAAGCGCACGCCTCAAAGCCCTGAACCTTACGCCGGAACTGCAAACTGAGATTGGCGCGATGATCCGGCGATTCGGAACAAAGGACGACAAGGGCCAAGTAAAGATGCCCAACGAGCGGGCGTGGAGTAATCAAGCCGCCGCCGCCGCCTTCCGCGAGGCCGTGTCTATCAACACCCGCAGAATGACCAACTTCGGCGACGCATCCTCGATGCCGACGTTCGCGGCCAAGTGGTACGGCAAACTGTTCCTGCAACTGCGTCGGTTCGCCCTGCGAGCAACGGGCAACTACCTCGGCTTCAACGCTCGCATGGCCGACCGACACGCCGCGCTTACCACGGCGTCGGCTGCTGCCACGGGCATGTTGCAGTACGTCGTGGCCAACGTCATCGCCGCCGCGACCATGCAGGACCGCGAAGACTTCCTCAACGAACGATTGACCCCAGAGAACATCGCCAAGGCCGCGTTCGCCCGATCCGCAATGGCGGGCATTATGCCAACCGTTGTGGACGCTGGGGCGTCCGCGTTCGGCTACGACGCGCCGTTCGCCCAGTACCGCCAGGCGTACATGGCAACGGGCGCGAGCGGCGTGCTTGCAAACTTTGCCGCAGCCGATTCGCTCAAGAGCCTGTCGGCCCTTCCGGGTGCCGTGCTGCGACCGATCATCGAGTCCGACTACGACTTCTCGGAACGCAATTACAACACTATCACGAAGGGCTTGTTCTTGCCTGACTACATGGGTTCGCTTCGTGCCATTCGTGAAGAACTCAACCTGCCGTCCCGCAGCGAAACAGAATGAACCACATCGCCATCATCGACAAGGCTCTCGCGTCCCTCGACCGACTCGCCGCAAGCGTTTCCTCGCCCGCACAGGCTGGCGAGATGGCCAACATCCGCGCGTGTCTCGACGAACTCCGCGTCGAAGACCCGCAGAAGTACGCGGCCATGCTGGTGCCGATGATCGGCAAGAAACTGGTCACGATGCTAGAGCGTGGCATCCAGTGCATCGGCGCGGACGGCAAGCCGCTGTACGAGGACAACAAGCCGCTCTACAAAGAAGCCGACCGTGGCCTGCTCAACGAGGCCATGAAGTTCGCCGAGAAGCACGGCAAGGTCAAGCGCGACTTCGGCGACGACCACGAAACCACCGCGACTGACATGGCCGACCAACTCCGCGCCGTGGGCCGCAAGAAGCCCAAGGCTGACGACTACGACCCGACCGAAGACACCGACGAGTGAACACGCTGACATATCAGGGCGCGACCCTGAACCCAGGCTGCGACCTGTCGCAACTCGAAGACTGGCTTGTAGAAGCCCTGCGGGACGAGCGTTTCCTTGACACGCTCCACGTCAAGCCCAAGAAGTCTGCGGGCGAGGATGCGGCCCTTCGCCGCATTGCCCTTGCCCAGTGTCCCGCCGCGTTCGCCATTGCCTCGTTCAATGCGATGGGCTGGCAACGCAAGGCCCCGCTCGACACA